TGGAAGCATGAGCGGCAGCTTCGCCAGATTCCTTCGCACCAAGGCCACCAATAAGGCCTCCAACGGCAGTGCCAACCAAACCAACCCCACCCAACATCGCTGCGCTAACCATCTGCACGGCTCCGAAGTTCGAAAGGAACAAGGCTATCGTTGGGCTGCCCGAACTCAGCCCCGAGCCACAAGAGCCAGCGGAAGGAGGAGGAGCCGAGTCGGCAATGGCCATGGAGATTGGACCAGCGCTCGTGGAGGGTAGAGATGACCTTCCGGCTATAGCGAGCGAGGATGATTGGGTGTTTCACAGGCAGGTTCCAAAGCCAGAGGTAGGCATCGTCGGAAAGGAACGAAGGTGGGATCACTCCCCACACAGCTTCCAGTTCACAGTTGACCCAACCGGCCCAAACGTCGCCAGCCGCGGCACAATAGTCGAACATCTCACGATCACGTGAAGACATCGGATATGGGATGTGTGGTGGCCCATGGGTGATTTGAACACTCACTTGGTTGTGTCTCCAACTTCAATCTCAGGGACCACGCCCAAGACCTGTGCTGGGTAGGGGTTGCTTTGCTGAATGCAAAACTGACCGAAGACATCCCATTGCGGATCGACGATGGTTCTGGCATCGGTTGTTTGCAGACCAGTTACGAGAGCATTGGACATGGTTCCGACGTTGCCCAAGGCGAGGTCCTTCATTGCCACAGCGGTAGCGAAGGTACGGCCCGCACTGAGGCCAAGAGCGTTCTTGGTCCGGACCGTGACGGCCGAGACCTTCTTCCGCTTGCCTTGAACGGTCGGCTGGCCCAAGTCCAAGGCAAGGGTCTGGAGCTGCGGTAGGAAGGAAAGGCCAACGGTAACGATGGAGGCGTTGGCAATGGCGGTCAGGCCTGTGGTACCGCCAGGGCCAAAGACAAAGGTCCCAGAAACAGGCATGGTGAAGTTGATCACAACGCCATCGGCCACGCCTGTTACGGCCGCACCAGCTAGGTGTTGGGCACCACTAAACGTAGTTGCAGGTGAACCGCTGTAGCCAATCCCCGCATCAACCTGCCAAGAGGATTTGTAATCGCTGGGGTAGGTAAGTTCGACATTGCGTTCAATATATTGAAGCGTCTGGCCGTTAATGTTCCTCTTAACAATATGATAAATGGCGTCTACAGTTCCAATCGAAGAAGGCTCGGGAACTGTGGCAATGGATTGGAATGAGCCCTGAGTGTCGTGATGAGCCCAAGCGATCATCTGTTGGTCTTTCACGAAGCAAAGGGAAAGGAGCTGGCCATCATTGCGCACGACCCAAACTGTCTTGAAGGGCTCTTCGGCCCAGGCCCATTCTTTGAGGGTGAAGCCGTAGAAGAGGTGGGAGGATAGGATGGAGATATCGGTGCCGACGTAGTTGTTGAGGTAGAAGTTATAAGCGAGGTCTCGGACGATAGAGCCCTTGGCCTGAACGTAGAGAATGTCGGATGGGGTTGCGATGGGGGGTAGATCGGCACAGCCAGCGTAGCCTTGGGAGTTGGCGACGATCGAGAGGGCAGATATTGGAGCACCAGGGCTACCGCCATTAACAAGCCAAGCACCCTTGTCAGACATGACCATAAGCCCAGCAGAGACTGGAACCAGGGCCTTGATGGTGTTTAGGGTTGTGCTGGTAAGGGTTTCTTGAATAGCGTCGTCAGGTTGGAGTGGGAATGAGGTGTCGAAGTCGAACAACGACCCGGGCTGGGAGAAGTTCATCTCGCCAGGAGACAGGACCAGCCCGGACAGGATCAACCGCTGTTGGAACAACCCCGGAACGGTCGGGTTACCTGCCGAGGCTGCACCAAGAGTTGTGGTCGCCGCGGCACCACTGCCACCACTACTAGAGAAAGTAACACCCGGCGCAACCAAGTAACCTGACCCAGGAGAAGTGACGGCGACTTGAAATACACCCCAATCCAAGTTGAAAAGGGCCCCAGAACCTCCACCAGAAGTACCAGTTTGCGGGACGTTAATGGTCGGTAATGAGCCGGAGCTGACGTTGCCTGCATTTACAAGGACGAAGCCGTTGATCGATGCACCAAAACCAACGGAAGTAACGCGGATTATGATTCCGCCATAGAGTTGAACTGTATCGCCCACGACGTAGAAATTGCCTCCATTCGCAAGCGCGATGCGAGAAATGCTAGGTATATACATACTAAGTATTGCTAATGCTTGGGAGCCTCCTGGAGGTGGTGCTCCAAGGGTAACAGTAGGAACCATAGTGTAGGCACCACCAGAAGCTGTTAGGTTTATGGTGGCTACGCCAGAGCCAGAGAATGGATTTTGTGGAATGGGAGGGCCCTGAGAGAAATCCGCGGTGATGTTGGAATCGATTAATTGAACTCCAGTTACGTTACCGATGAAGCCGAACTGGGCCCCGGCTGGGGGCGCACCGAAGTATGACGGCACGGCTTTGTAAACGTTGTAGCTGGCTGCGCCAACAGATGCGGTCCACTGGATTGAGTTGGAGCCTGCGACTGTGCGAAGGTCTTGCAGGCCTGAGGTGCTGAATGGTGCGGTCGGAGCGGACTCTTGCCCATTGATATCCACAGCGGTTACTTTGTAGGCGTAGAAGACAGCACCCGCGGCAAGGGTTGAAGCAAGAACGATAGCGGTTGGAGGAAGGATAGAAGCACCGATCACTATTGGGGCCAAGGTCCAGTTGTTAGCGGTGACCAAAGTGAGGACATACGGTGGATGGTTTGGGTGACAGATGTACATCTGGTTGACGTTCTGAACGAACTTCAGCTGGCCCAATTCACTGGCCACAAACGGAGTGTTGATTTGATAAACTAGCTGGCCCTGCCCGCTTGAAACATAGGCACCGAAGGTTGTGGTGTTGACGGGATTGCCAAAGAGGTCGTTTAAGGTATAGGTGTTGGCGGTAACGTTTTGGACTTGGTAATAATTGCCATTGAGTTGGGTCATGCCAACGATCTGGGAAAGGAAGACCCAACTGCCGTTGGTGTAGCCATGGCCGGGCTCGGTTATGACTCCGGGGTTGGCTTGGGTTATACCTGTTATATTGATACCGCCATTGAGAATGGGAGAGCCGTTGTTGAAGAAACGGATGTAGCCCTGGCCAAGTTCAAGGATGTAGGTAACGGCGGAGCTGGCTTGGAAAGGGATCAGGCGAACGGTGTCCTGACGAAAGGTCTGAAGGACATAGCGGGTGCCGGGCCGGGTGGTTGCGCCACCACGGTAATCAACCGTGAAATTCCTTAGGAGGGCTGCGCCACTATGGTACTTGGCCAGGTCAACGCGAGCGTTTAGGTCTGGTGCCCACTCGCCAGAGTTGAAACTGGTCTGGATGACGTTGTCACTCACGGATTAATATCCAGGCCATATCGCACCCCAGTTGAAGCCTGTGTTGTACGGACCGCTATAGTCTTCGACATAGTCGATGCCACGGACGCGGAGCCAGTCGGGGGTAACGTCGTTGACCTTCAGGCCTTCGTTTCCATCGTTCCCGCGGGCGACACGGATGACTTCGTTGCCTTGGGCAATCGTCAGGTTTGCAAGTCCTTTGTCCCCGGTCAGGGCTTTGCAAAGGGCCCCGCCAAGGATGAAGGCGTAGGCCTCTTGGAAGTCGTCGTCAAAGACGTTCTCGTCAGTGACGTTCTTCACGTAGTTGCCGATGGCGAACTCTTGGTTCGTCAGAATGACTCGTTGGTCGCTGGCGGTAGGGGTGAAGGTGAGGTTGAAGGTTGCACCGCTGCCGGCTCCACTGGTGGTACCTTGTGCGGATGGGTTCGGCTGTGGTGCGAAGTATGAGCCAGAGAAGGGTGTGGCTTCGCCGGAGATGATAGGAACAATAGCAGCGGTAGTAACAGCACCGCCCCCACCGATGCCAGTGACCGTAAGAGTAGCAGGCGCACCGATGGGCGCAGAGCCTTGAGGGGCCTGGGCCAAGACGATAGTATCACCAATGGCATAGCCAAGGCCTCCTGCGACGACAGCAGCCGCGGTAACACCGAAGAATTGATCGATGGCAGTGACGAACTTGACGGGTGGGCCTTGCCAGAAGCTTGGGGAACCGCCCGTGACGGCTGTGGTGATGGGGATGCCAGAAGCGAAGCCGGTTGCGGTCTGGGGTGTGAGCCAACACATGCGGATGCAGTCGTTTGGGTATTGTAGCTCATATGCCCATGGAGGAGCGGGCTGGCCCTTGGCCCAGAGCGACGTGGCCGGGGAAGTGTTTTCGGGTGTGCCTGGAACAGAGGTGATGAAGTTGAGAGTTGCGGTTTGGAAGGCACAGTTCCAAGGAGCCATCCGAAGCAAACGTCGCCGGAAGGGGGTGTAGATGATGTTTGCTTGGATGGCTTCGTTGGAGGAGTTGGCCAGGAGTTCAGCGGCGGTCACGGTCGTCCGCGAACCGAAAGTCTGGAGGCTGCGGTTAACCATGTCCGTCTTGTCAGTCATCAATGCCTCCCTTGCGAACCGCAGCAGCCGTGGTTGGTTCCACCAAGGCCCGGCGAGCCGCTGTGCGAACCACCATTGTCCGAGCCGTTGGTGATACCTTTGTTGCTTCCGTGCAGGCCTGGGGAGTGCGGATCGTTGATA